TGATCAACACCACGGAGATGGAATCAAGATCGGTGCTCATCCATTTCAAGGCGCAGTCCAGCACCGTGCGCTGCGCCTTGGTTAGTCCCGGCCTTCCTCGTAGAGAAGCTCGCATTGCCTGCCGATCATCTGCACCATCCTGGCGTCGCACCCGCCGACTTCATCGACTGACGCAAACACCGGGCGCCCGTCTTCGATCAGATGCCGCCACACCAGCCACAGGTACAGCCGCTCGGGCGCGCGCTTCGATTCCTCGAGCGCCTCAAGCAAGTCGAGCGCGCTAGGACGCCGAAGCGTGACGGCGTGCCCGTCGATGTCGACGGTCTTCGGCTTCAGGGTGAGTGCGTCTCGGATGCTCATGCTGTGGTCGTGACCGTCCACGCCTCGGCGGTCGATGTGGCCGCCTTGGTGAACTGAAGCTGGAGCGTCGCGCGTCCGACCGAGTTCGCGGCGGCGCTGATCTCCATCGATGTGATGAACGCCTGGCCTTCGATGCTCTCGCCCGTCTCAAGGACGAACAGCCAGAAACTCGCGTCATTCGCGGCGTTGATATGGTCAAGCCACGCCTTGTGCGTGGTGTCATCGTTGTCGTAGAAGATGTCAAGCGACGCCGTCGCGTTGGAAACGCCGGCAAGGAATGCGCTCGTCGGCGTGCCGATTGGCGTGATGTCCAATGCGGGCCGCGACATGCTGAACGAGATCGACCCGATCGCGGCGACATCGTCGTAAGTGCCTCCGGTGACTGCCTTCCACTGGAGCTTCGAGAGTGCTGAGTTGAACGCCATGTGTTATTCCCTGTAGTAGATATCGATGGTCGCCGTGACCTCGGCGGGTTCCTGTTCGTCACCCTCGCCGACCGACGCCGGCGAGGTCACATGCTGCTTCCAGATGACGGCGTCGAACACCGTGATTCCATAAGTTCCTGCCCCGCACGCGATTTTCAGCGCGGGCAGGATGTCGAGCGCCGCCTTGGTGGTATCGGCGACGATGTTGAGCTCGACCGTCGCGAGGCGAACCGTCGCGCCGCCTTTGATGCTCTCCTGCGACAGGCTGCTGATCTCGTAGGTGAGCGCGGGAAGCGCGCCGTCCTGCAGCCTGTATCCGTGCGAGATGCGCGCCGCGGGTATCGCATTGGTCAGCCCGGCGTAGGCGACAAGCATCGTCCTGATGTCCTGTTCGATGTTCACGCCTGGCATCAGTTCACCCCCGTGCACTGGATGACGGCAACGCGGTCGGCCTCGTCGAGGTTCCTGATGCTGTTGATTCTGAGCGTCCTGCCGCGGACGGTCAGCCGGCAAAGCTCGGTGAGGCCGATGCCCTGCACCGCCTGCCAGCGCGCGCGGATCTCGACATTGCGCACGACCGCGACGCCATCCGCGTAGCTCTGCTCGCCTGAGCTGTCCTCTCGCATGTCGCAGCGGAATGTGCCGAGCGCGGTCCAAGTGGTGGCGCGCATGCCGATGGCGTCGAGCGTCGCGGATGGCTGCGTCGCCGTCGCGGTCCATCGGAGGACGCCGCCCGAAATCATCGAATCCTGCTTCCCGTGCCTACGGCACTCAGGATGTACTCGACCGACAGCGGCACCGTGGTCAGCCCGATGGGCTGGAACGCCTCGGGATTGTTGTACCACGCGCCGACCATCGCGATGATCGCGTGCGTGATCTCGTTCGGGACGGAGCTGTAGCCGGCGTTGTAGTTCACGCTGATCGCCGTGCCCTCGTAGATCGTCGGCGCCTCAAGGAAGCGGATGCGCGCCATCGGACCGTCCGTCCGGTCCACCCAGTAGTCGCTCGACGGCATCGTGGTGAGGACATTCGACCCGTTGTAGTAGGTCACGCTGGTAAGGCTGTTGAACGGATGGTCTGGCAGCAGCGTGTCCGACCAAGTCGCGAGGTACAGCGTCCTAGCCTGCGGCGACAGCAGCAGCTCGGTGCGGCGCTCGACGAGGGCCGTCGCCGCCTCTCGGAGGCGGATCAGGTCCGTGTCATCGTCGGCGTAGTCGATCTTGAGCGCCGACTTAATTGTGGAGAGCGGAATGCTCATGAAAGCCCCTTGGCGGGTTTCCCCGCCAAGGGACCGGAGAAGGGAGATGGATCAGCCGCGGATGTACGCGAACGCCTCGGCCAGCATGATGTGGCTGTCCGTGCGCGTGTAGAAGATGAGCGCCGTCTGGTGGTTGTTCGAGAGCGAGTACGGGTCGACCACGGAGGTGATGCCCGTGCGGTCGAAGATCTCGAAGTAGTTGAAGTCGCCGACCACGGCGTAGACGGTGTTGTCGCCGGTCGTGGTCGGGACATACTGCGAGACCGAGTACGGCACGCCCAGAACGGTCGCGGGGATGCCGCCGACCATGCTGTTCGCATTGGCGGTTCCGGGAGTCCAAATGTATTCCTGCGAGCCGCTGGAGGTGATCGCGTTCTTGAGCTTGCGAACCGCCTTCACCATCGAATCGCTGAAGAGCCAGCGGAAGCGCGGCGAGTTGCGGTAGACCGGCTTGACCGTGAACAGCGCGTCGATGAGGTTGTCGGCGGTCACGGTGGTGAGCGCCGCACCCGATCCAAGGTCGACGCCCTGCGAGATCGGCTTGCCAGTGGTCGATCCAGCGATGCCCTCGGGCTGGCTGCTGCCGGTGCCGGCGACATACGCCTCTTCCTGCTTCAGCGCGATCGAGAGCGCGCAGCGGTTCGCGACATAGTCGAGCGCCGAGCCGATGCCGGCCTGGCCGATGCCGTCTTCGATGAACTCCTGCGAGAGGATCACGCGGGTCGCGTACTTGTACGGAACCACCGAGACCGCCGTGCCAAAGCTCGGGTCGCCGGGGGAACCGATGGCCCCGGCTTCCGAGATCAGGCTGGTGGTCGGCAGCGCGTTCTCAACGGGGATCGTGCGCTTCGAGTCGATCTGCGTGACGGGGCAGATCTGCCGCATCACATTTGCATCCCAGAGGCGCTGGACGATTCGGCGCTCCATGTCGGTCGGGATGCCGGCGTTCGAAGTCGAGAGCGACAGCGCGCGGAGCTCGGCCTGGTCGTTGTTCACCATCGCCTTGAGCCAGCGCGCGGACTCGGCAGCGCCGGCGTCGGCCGGACGGGTCGACGCGCTGCGCGAGTCGAGCACGGGCTGGGACTCGAGCTTGGAGAGGCGCGCCTGCGTTGCGGCGAGCTGCGCGCGCATCTCGACGGCGTCGAGGTCGGCGTCCATCTTCGCGAACTTCTCGCGCTCCTCGCCGCTGCCGCGGTGGTCGACGGTCTGCGGCGCGCGGCCAGTGCGGGCCTCGTACGCCGCGAGGGACTTGCGGTACTCATGGGTGATCTGCTGGAGATCGTTCAACTCATCTGACATGTTCTGTCATCCTTCGGAAATGAAGTGCGAGCCGCAGATAGGCGGCTTCCGTGTATGCCGCGGAAACGCTCCGCAGGCTCGAACTGGTCTGTGGGTATGCGGCGTCCTGGACGATGGACACCTCTACGAGCTGCGCCTTCTTCACCAGGCGCTGCGTCCTGTCTTTGTTCCAGCTGTCTTCGGTGACGAAGAAACCGAAGCTCATCTCGCCGCTCAGGTCGCCGCGTTCAATGAGCGCGCGGACATCGTTGCCGAGCGTTGTCTCGGGAAGCGACGCGCTGAACGAAAGCCCGTTGCGGTCGCTCTTGAGCTGCAGCGTCCCCGAGCGCGTGCGCGCCAACGGCATCGACGCGTCGTGGTTGTAGTACAGCTTGACATCGGCGCCGCTCGAGAGCGTCTCGTTGAACGCGCCCGGCGCGATGCGCTCGACGAACTTGCGCCCACCCTCCACGATCTCGCGCGAGTCCTGCCCGTAGACCGCGGCGTAACCGGCGAGTGTGCGCCCGTCGATGGACTGCTCGGCTGCGGTGAAGTCGCGTCTAGAAATCATTGGGAGTCCCCGCGCTTTCGCTTGTGTCGTTGCCGATGTTGGTCGAGCCGCCGCCGGCGCCGACATTGAGCGCGAGAGTCGGCGTGTCGAGGCCGGGCAGCGGCGCAAGGTCGAGTTCCTCGCGCGCTTCGTTACGAGTCATCACGCCAGCCTCGACGGCGGTGCGGAGAGACGCCATCGTCTCTGCCATGCC